TGATCCACCACCAATAAGAGTTACTATAGGAGGAGTTAAATATCCTGTACCGCCACTAACGAGTGCAATACCTGTTGATGGATTAATTGTGCCTGCCGTTTCAGTAGCAGTTGCTGCTGCACCATAGCCATATACTGTATTGCCTGATATAGGCGTGTCTCTGGTAAACAATGTTAATGAATTAACATTATACGCAGGAAGTGCAGCTCCGGGGAGTTGCACTGTAAAATTAACGAAGTCTGAGATACTAATCGACATAAGATTTATACGTTAAGGTTGAGTTATAAGTTCTGGAGATCCTGCAAATGAATCGTAATAATCCACTGGGAGTGTTCTGCCATAAGCAGAAAGTACATTAAAAGTTAAAGCGTAGCGAGTTAGCCGAGAAGCTCCTTCGCCCATAGAAACATCATTGAAAGTTGTAGGTTGATTGCCAATTTTGAATCCATATTTCTCCTGCATTTGTTCAGCCTGAGTGGAATTTAATGCAAACACTATTTCGTGCCTACGGGCACGGGCATCATTATTCCTAGACATGATTTGTATGGAATAGATTTCCTGTGTGTTTTGCGTCAATACCTCGTTCAAAACAGGAGTCTGTGGTTGGTCTAATTGAGTACTAGGNATTGTGCCTTGATCGTAACCTGTACTAGTTCCGTAAAGTCTTTCACCCTTAATACCAATAGCTACAAAAATGCCATCATCAGGCGGTATAGGTACACGCTGATTGTAGGTAACAACGTGGTTGTTATCTAAGGCAAGTTGATCCTTTATCAACTTAACAAGTAAATTGATGATTTCAGGTTTCGGTTTCACTTGTATAATCCTGTACTAGTTTATATTTATAATAACCGAAATTCTGAAATTGCCATTTGTGCATTACACGAAATGGAATTGAGTTAATGACAACTTGATCGTTGGTTTGTAAGTTTGGATCAGTTACGCAAAACAAGTTGTAATGTCTCCAAGAACGCTCACCTTCCCATTTTAATTCAAGTTTCTGGCCTTTTTCTGGTGTAAGGAAGCCCTGAGTCTTAAACTCGCGAGAAACTGTTATAGCGTCGCCTTCTTTNATTCTTACGCTATTAATAAGCATAAGCATTGGTTGCGACCAACCTTGNACAGTATAATTAGCCTGCGGAGCCGTATTCGTGTAAGTAAGATTTTTCTTACCAGCACTAATAATAGGGCCATTAACTACTGGAAATTGTGCGATAGGGGTAATCATTTGACCACCTCATATCCAAATGAATTCTTTAACTGACCCGTATCATCAAGAGGTGTAATATCAAAGTTTCCTCTAGCTTCACGGCGTTCAATGGTTAAAGGAGCGATGCCTGCCCATTTTTTAGGCATACCTGCTTCTTGGAAGTTTTCTTGTATAACTTCTACTGCCTTAATTCCTACAAACTCTGTTAATGGATCTAATGGCGTAAAACTACCCATATCGCCTTGATACGTTTTAAGTTTTGCAGGCAAAAAAGCAGGTATAGCTAAACGCATAATAGGACGTTCAGGTATTTCGATTTGTACATCGTTACCTTCATCATCCATGCCATTAATAAATCCACCAAATTCGTGTACTTCTGCAATCTGTGAGTTTGTTTGAAAACCATCATCACGATCGTTTTTATCTTTGGTTACACCAACATTTACAGACGTGCGTTTATAGAGATTCTTAAAAAGTTCTCTTAAACCAGTCGTGTCGAATGTTATTTCAGCTTCCATTAGTTTGGTAATGAAACTCGTGGTGCAGCGAGTACATTTGCAATAAGTTGTGGGCTGATGATCTGGAGATAGAAAGCTCCATATCGTGTTTTGCTAAAGTGAGAGAGCATTGGGTCCTTGGCTATCCGGTCTGGGATCTGAAATCCTTCAGATACGGAGTCTATGCTTTTGGAGATCGTCAACCAACTGTATTGGCTGCCCATGCCCTCTTGTGCTGCCAGCAGCTTTTCTACTAATTGGTGTGCAGTTAGGTAGAGAAAAGCTCGACTGAACTCAGCTTGGTTTGTGAAGAGAGCCTGATTAACATTAAACTGAGCATCAAAAAGTGCTCCGTTAATGTCATTATCTGTTACTTTTGTCAGATCTGTATTATCTCCAGCACCACCAGAAATAGTGATGATTGGAGGTAATCCATAATTTGAACCGCCTGTTACAACTGTGAATCCTGTTACAGATCCGCCAGAAATAGTGGCAGTTGCAGTTGCGCCTGTGCCTAAATCTCCCGGAGCCGCCCCCACCGAGACTAAGGGATTGGTGGCGTAACCAACCCCACCAGCTCCGAGAGAAATTGATGTTACTACTCCTCCGCTAATGACGGCAGTTCCTGATGCCCCATACGCAGGTACTGCATATGGGAAATCACGCTGGAATTGCGATTTGAAATCACTAACAGATGGAATAGTAAAGGACACAATTAAGAGTTCTTGCTCTTACGAGGCTTATGACCTTCTTCAAGGGACTTCATCATTGCTTCTAGGTTTTTAATCCTATCATTCAATTCCTGATTTTCTTGAGAAAGTGTTTCTGCTTTTTTGGTTGCTTCTTCAATAGCGTTATCAACGCCTTTCATGTGTTCCATAGAATTAGCATAGACTATGTTTTCTGGAAACATCTTAGTCCATTTTTCAGCTAAATCTGCTGGAACGTCTTTNAATTCACCGCCTTCGATTCTCCATACTNCATGAGTATAAGAACCGAAACGGCTTTTGTTTTTATTGAAGATACGAACGANNTTNNCTTGAGGAGTNAACGGGTTCGGAAGCGACCGCCTTAGTGTCTGCTTGATTGGCTTCTGATGTGAGCATTTTGTATGTGTGGGTTTAGGTTAAAAAGCCTAGCTTCCAATTAGTATTGGAAGCGTAGAACTTCGAGGTTACGATAAACAATAGTACCTGTGTACTGACCATAAGCGGTGTCAGAGAACGCAAAGTTGTTCAATGAGTTAGCTTGTGTGGTTGTATATGGTACAGGAATATCCATGCGTACTGATTCTGCATCATCACGGTAGAGCATGTAATAGTGAAGACCAGCAGGATTGTTTGCAGCATCGCAATAAGCGAGTGGCATAATCTTGAAGTCTTTTTCCATTGGAGCTACTGCCATTTGGAACGCTTTAGTTAGATATTCGATTAATGGTACTGGATATGTACCAACTGTACCTGTTGTAAGTGCTGGTAAACCTGTCCAATCGCCGTAAGGAATTACGAAGCGGTTTGGCATTGCAGTACTATTAGTATTAGCAAAGTAGGTTTGGATTAGAGTCGTTACAAATGTCTGTAAACCAGCAGCATTTAATTGGCTAATTGGGCTAGTAATTAAGCTGGTGTTTGTGTTGATACTTGTATTTGTGAGTAAGCCCGGAATACGGGTATCGGAATCAGAACCTAAGAAGGCAATCTTTTGAATACCAAGATCCCAGTTCTTTTTACGAGCTGCATGTTTGCGTTCGATGATATCCCAGTTGTTAGCACGAAGAGCTTGTTCAACATCGAAGATTGTGTATTGGATGCCTTTTGCCCAGTTTTGGACGTAAGCACTTACACCATCAACTGCAACGTCAACAGATGCTAGACGTGAGTCAGATGCACCAGTGCGTAGGTTGCCTGTTTCAAAGCCATCAGCAACTTCGTATGTACGATTTGTTAAGATATCAGAAGCAAATGCACCATCACCTACAACAACTGGAATATAATCCGAAGGAGTTGTGGTATAGAACTTTTGTTCTGTTAGCTGCTTTTTGATGTAAGTTAATGTGTCGATAGCAATCTGGTAACCAGTTGCTGAATCAGCAACGTCACCTACTGCATTAAGACGAGCATCAATTTGACCGCTTGAATTGTTGCCATCAACAAAGATTGAGCGACCGCTTACATTGCGAGGGGAAAGAAACTGAGCTTCGCAAATTTCGTTATTTCTAACGACTTCGAAAGGCTTTGCTTCATATCCGGGTTCTGCAATTTTACCTGTACCGCGAAAGAAAACGCTATTCATATTATTTAATTCCTTTTAGTTTAAAGTTTCTAGGCGGTTAATTAAGGAGCGATTGTTACGTTACCAGTCGAGTTGTTATAACCCGTGGTTACTTTAACAGAGATTAATTGGTTTGCACCGCTTGCTTGTGTAAGAGCAGTACCGATTGTATAATCACCAGCAGTTGTATCAGCAGCAACCGTAGCATCATTTGTTGAAGTGCTTGGGTTAGTAACTGAAACACGCTGACCACGATTTACGGCAGCAGAAGTCTTGAGTTGGATAATATTGCCGATACCAGCAACTTCAACTTGAGAACCTGCGCTATAATAATTTCCGCGTAAGTTATATGAAATGACACCATATACTGGGCCATCTGAAGGACTGGAGCAAACATCAACGATGATTTGTGATCCAGAATTAGCAATCAACTTAACTGAGCAACCTACTGCAATAACTGCTGCGGTTGTGTTTGGGTTGATTTGGCAAGTTTCCGTGTCAATGCCGGGTTGGCGAGCAACCTGACCGATGACCGGAGTTTGAACGAACTGATTTTGATTTAATGATAAGTTAGACATGACTATCTATTTTTGGTTGTTATCAGATTTTGCTTTGAGGAATCAGAATAACTTCTTCCCTTTAGCAATCCGGTCTGAAAGTGACCCGGAACTATTCGGACGAGAAAGTTGTTGTACTGCTTGTGCCTGAGCTTCAGCAATAGCTTTGAAAGAAGAATTAGCGCGTTCTTTTGCTGCTGCATTAGCACGATCTAAGTCTGCTTGTTTTTCTGCATCGACTACTTCTGCCTTTGCTTCTGTAGAATGAGGACGGATTGCTTCTTCTTTTGGCTCTGTGACTTTTTCTGATACATCAGTCATCTTGCCACCTTCCATTTTTGAAGCATCGTGTGGGCGAGCTAAATGCATTACGCCCGGAGCGCAATCGTCACGATGTAATGGAGCACTTGGAGCAACGTGTGTAGCGTGAATTGCACCACCATGATGTTGCTTGTAAGCATGAATCAAATGAGCAACATTGTAACGGATACCTTCGTGCTCGATATGATCATCGTGATGTACTGAATGACACATATTATCACGAGCAATTTCTACCATCTCTTGTATGGTAGCTGATTTGCCATCACCGATGTCGATGCGAGCAGTAGGAGCAAGTTCGCTAACATGCTCCGTTTTTTCTTGTTTAGTCAGCGACTTAATCCACTGGAACGGTTTCATAGTTTTTATGTTTTTAGAATTTAACCTGATTTCAGCATCTTCGAATCGTGGCCTTTGATCAGGCGGTACTATCGCTAGATGATGAAATTTAAATTTTTTGATTTCTCTGCCGAAAGGAATGTTATGCCATGTACCACCTGGACCAAAATCTTTGCTGTTCAGTTTTGTTCCTACTGATACGCCTTTATGTTTTGAGATCATGTCACGAGCTTTGTCGTTATCGACAGAACCTTCACAAACAAACCAGCCTTTCTCGGCGTCGTATTCAGCATGATCGACATAGCCTGTGGCTACGTCTTTAAAATCCGTTATGGTTGTTGGTATGTGTCCTATTGTTAATGGACATCCAACTAATGTCTCAAGTGCTTCGTCGATTGTTTCTTTTTTAATCAACTCGACATCGCCACCTTGCACGTCCTTGTAATTAACAAGGCCCGGCTCCATAAAATAACATTTAAATCGCTTACCAGAAGCGACTAAGTTTACACGCTCAGTAAAGATGAGTGCATCATCTTGAGAGGTGTTGGATTCGATTATTGGTTCAGTAAGAGTCAGACATAACAGGAAGGGCTATGTCGGAATTGCCAATTAGGGCAATTTGGGACTCTAACCGATTCAATCTTTGTTTGCGACGTTTTATACTTGTGTCAAGCCTAGCTCGCTTTCTTTCAGAACTTTGTATATCTTCTAAAAGAGCTTTGTGGTTAGCCTTGAGCTGAGAAACTGTAAGTTGTTGATCTATTTTCACGCCAAAACGCCTTCTTCTTTCAAGGTGTTTAAAAGTATTTTAGCAGAGCATCGGCAATTATAGTCCTCGCCCGGATTTGCCCGTCTGCCTGTGTTTAAGTCAACTATTGGTGGATCATCCCAGTTAAATACCTGACCTTCTAGCCTTTCATGGCTATGTCTTACTCTGGCATCTAATTTTGTGTTCCAAATATAACCTGTTGAACCAAATGCTTTAGCTCTTTCTTTGATATATTTAGCTATCAAAATCGAAGCCTGTTGTGAGGATAAAAGATTAGAATGTCTTTTTAAAATACCACGATACAACCTGATACAATCTTTGAGCTTATCGGTTCTTCCGTTATACTTTTTCTGATTATCCACTATACACTTTTGCAAGTCTTTGGCAGTTTGAATTGAAAACTCTCTGATTGCTTCATCAAGCGACTCAAATGCTTCTGCATGTATTTGATTCAAAACGCTTTGTGATATTTGATTCTTTTCTTCTTCTGTCTCAGGAATACTGTTATCAAATGCGTTTTTAGCCTTATCGCTAATGGACTGCAAAAATGGGTAAATGTTCAGACCCATTGTCTTACTTTCTTTGATAAATCCTATAATAACAGTAAGCAATGCGATCGACTTATCGTGTATTTCTTTAGCTTTTGCTTTAGATCCTATCAAAGCAGACCTTAACGAATAAGGCATTTTATCTATAGAAAGCACAAAGGTATTGGTTTTTGTATCAAACTTAGCACCTAAAGATCTCAAATCTTTACTCAATTTGGAGTTAAGATTGCCATAAAATGTATCACCAACGTACCAAATAGTACCTTCATTTAACGCTGCTATTAGCGGAGACTCAACTAGACCATATTTAGATACATCGTAATTTGGTCTTTCTTCAA